TTTCTTTAGATCATTGGGCGCATAGTTTCTCCGTATGGAGAGTACTACTCGGCTGCCTTCTTCTACAGTTACAATGTAGGGCAATTTTATTCCTGTTGGCTCATTATTAGAACCAACTTCTTCGAAACCTTCTAAGTCTAAATTTACATGACACTCTAAAAGAGTATACATTGTTTCTTGTTTACCAACTTTTTTAGTTCCATCTAATTCTTTTTCTTTTTTCTCTACAGAGTTTTGTTCAACATTGCCTGGAGGAGATAATTCTACGTCTCTATAAAAACCATTAACTTGTTGTTTTCTTAATTCGTTTTCAGACATTTTAATAACGTGTATGACTGACTCTGCATCGTCAATACTTGTTGCAGTATAAGGAACAACTAATTCATCTGCTGGTATAAATTTAGATACAACTCTAGCCATAGGCACATCGTAATAAACTTTTTTAAATGTAGAACCTGAAAGCGGTAAATGAAATAACATAGAATCAAACTCTGCTTCATATTCTTTCATTTGATCCATAATTAAATAGTTCATGAAATCTTTTACACGAGTTGCTTGTTGTTCTGTTTGTGGATTTTTAATACCTATGACCTGTGTTCTTACAGGTCCGTCTGCTGGTAATAATTCTTTGTAAGCTTGTGCTTGGAATTGTGTAACAGCCTCTGCTAATACTGGGTGTGTTGCACCTGATGCACCTTGAAAAGGTTCTGTTCTATTTTCATATTTAAATCCAAGAAGATCTAAACCTGTTGTGTAAGATTGTTCCCAATCTTTTCTTGATGATTTGTAATCCATATAGTTTTGCACCATGTCATTACCTACAGGTTCTAAAACATCATCTGGTAAAAGTTCTGCTAAGTTATCAAAATGATTTTCTGTGCCCGGTATATTTATAGCTCCCGGTTCATAGTCAATAGTAGCACCACCATCTTCTTCTGGTATTACTTCTACTGGTCCTTTTGGATCTTGTTGTTCTTGTTCCTGAACAGCTAATTCTTGTAATTCCGCGTCTGAAGGAATCTCTTCTTTGTTTCTAGTGTTCGGGAGTCCTTTGTCTATTTCTGCCATTTAATACTCCTATATATTTCTAGCACGTTTTATTAAACCTTGCAACCCTTGTGAATCAGGATTCATTGATTCTACCTGTGGGCCTTCATCTATACCACCGGATAAACCAGCAATACCACCACCTGCAAAAGGTGTTAGCTCTGGTCCTCTTTCTTGTAATAAATTAGAATAGTCTTGTTCAAGTCCAGATATTTTATCTGCAAGTTTTTGTTTACCAATATCTCCTTGTAAAAATTTACCAAAAAAATTGTCTTGAACTGATCGTGCTTTTTCAAGATCAGCAAATATATTTGCAGCTTTAAGATCTTGTTGTGTTTCTTGAAATTTACCTGATGCCATATCTCCAAGAATAGTATCCTCCATACCACTAGATCTATAATCTTTAAGAATATTATCTAAATTTAAAGTTTCATCTTTTAATGCTTGTTCTGTTCTTACGGCTTGATCTGTTTGTAACATCTCATCATCTGGTGACATATCTGGTGACATAAACGTATCTTTAGGTTGCTCTCTTAAAGCTTTGACTTGATCTTTTAAATTATTAACTTTTATGTCTTGTTTAAGAACAGTATTTAATTGATTAGTTTGATTCAATACGTTTGCAAAGTTACCCAGTTGTTCATCGTTATAACCAAGACCACTAAATCTTTTAAACAATTCTTTTTGTGGATCTATTTTTGTTTTTTCTCCAAGTGCATAATTAAACAAACTATCACCTATTGTTTCTTTAAAAGTTTTACCTGTTGTTAACATATCATAACCAACAAACCCTGCCTCAGCTGCAGCGGTAAAGGCTATTGCAGCGGGGCCAAACAAACCACTTAATGTAAAAGCACTACCAAGAGATCTACCTGCTTTTAAAATTTGTCTTGCAAGAATGCCTTCTTCATTACCAAGTTTTACACCTCCCTTGATTACTTTTTCTAATCTGTTTCTACCGCTTATGGCACATTCTGAAAGACTTGCAGGTCCAGTTGCATAACCTATTCTACCACCTTTGCTAAAACTCGCTCTACATTTAGGATTAGCAGAAAAAGATGCTAAAAGTTTTTCAATGCCCTCTACTTCTGATGGTTTAATTTTTGTAAAAGTTTGTTTTGTGCTTACACCAGCTGTTTTAAATAAATCTGGATTGTTTTTTACATAAGTTTGAAAATTTTTATTTAATGAACTTAAATTTTTTACAGATTTAACTATTTCATCTTTAATGTTTAACTTTTGAAATTCTTTTACGTTATATTTAAAATTAGTTGCATCATCACTAATCTTACCGATATTAAGTTTAAGATCTTTTGCTATTTTTTCTACAGCTTTCTTTTTATTTAAATTATTGCTTTGCACAGCTTTTTCATATTGCAAAGATAACGAATCTTTAAAACCATTATTAAGGTCAGATTCTAAAACATTTACTCTAGTTAACTGATCTGTAGTTGCATTAAATATTTTATTTAAACTAGATTTAGATAATGGGTGATCAAGTTCAAAATTTATATTTGGATATTTTGCATTAATAGCATCTCTTAGTTGTCTATATTCATTTAAATTTTTTTTAATAGCTAAAAATTTTTTAGGGTTATATGTATTAGATTTAGGATTACCAAAAGCTTGATAGAACAATTCATCTATTTTATTTTTATCATATTTAACTAATTTAGATTTCCATAATTTATTTAACGCATTGTCAGAAAAAGTTGGGTCATCGGGTATCCAGCCTAATTGAAACCTCATGTCTTTACCAGCCACCTTCATTCTTTTGTTATAAATATTTTTTTGTAGTAAAGCTGCTTGTTTTTTAAGTTGAAGTAAAGATATGTTGTTATCTTTAGCAAATTTTTTAGGATCAAAAAATTTTTTCTTATTTGTTTCTTCCAATAATTTTATTTGAATACCTTGTTCTTTTGGTATTCTTGCTTCTCTAGATCTTTTTCTAGACCCTGGTTCTGTTAATACTTCACCAAAATTTCTTAACTCATTTCTTATTTTTCTTCTAAAATTAGAATTTTTATCTCCAGACATGGAAGCATAATCTTTAAAGCCTAAAATTTTAGCCCCTTTGTCTAATTCTTTTTTGCCAAAGGCTTTATAATCTTCTTGCAACTGTTTTAACCTAAAAGCTTTGCCACCTCCCTCTGATAATCCAAATCTTTTGTTTGCATCCTCAAACATTTCTCTGTCTAATGCAGATTGTGGTCTTTGCATTTGACTTGCTGGAATTACTTCACCCTCATCAAACAATTCCATCAACTCTATAATTTTAAAATCTTTCATTACTCTCCTAACATATAGGCGACACCACCACGTGCTCGTTTAATTTTTTTCTGAGGTATATCTGACGCCTCGTCTATAATTTGTTTTTTAATTATCTCACTAATCTCATCAGCATCTGCCGGTGTACCGTCTTGATCAAAATTTACTCTGTACTCATCATACTCGGCACCTTCTTTTAAAATTTTTTCTGTGTCTGGATCAAAATCTTGTTTAGGTGGTTTGTATTCCATAACAGTTCTATCTTCTATGGTGTCAAAAGATTTATCGTCTGCGATTCCAATACCTCCTTTTTCTTTTGTAATCTGCATCTCACCTGTTCCAATGTCTTCTGTTAATGTATACTCAGACCCATCTTTACCTTTGTAATTATATTCATTAACTCTTTCTTGAGGTTTTACTTTTGACTCTTTGCCAAGATTTTTGATTTTATTTGCAAGATTAAAGAAATATTCTGGTGGTGCGTTTGATACATCTTTAACAGATTCTTTTACAACTTGTTTAGCAACTTCTTTTTTAGGCACTCCGACTAAACCAGATTTGATTGCAGCTATTAATGCTGCGAGACCACCAGCAGTTTTTAAAAATAAACGTTTGCTCGGACTACCAACTTTAAATCCTGCACGTCCACCTAATGCCATTCCTTCGATTAATGGATCACCCTTTTTTAATGTATTAATCACATCTGTGTAACTCATGCCGTAGTTGTCCATAACATATGGAATCTGACCAGACTTACCTGATTTTAATATTGTTTGAATATCATCGTCTGTTGCTTCAAACTCAGCTTTTCTTGCAAGTGGTATTGCATCAGCACCACTTCTTACATTTTCATCTCTACGAAACGGAAACTTTCTAGACAATGCAAACTCTCTTGCTATATCGGGATCTCTTAACACTTGATTTGCTATTCCTTTAAAATCTCCTTTTTTAGTAGCTTCAGCTATATTCTTTTTAATAGATTCTTCCTGTGTCCCACCCATGATAGGTTCATTAGGATCTAATCTTTTACCTTCTAGATCAAATATTTTAGCCGGGCCTTTTGTAGAGTCCTCTATACTTTTTTTGAATATCTGTTCCTCTAAATTTTTAACAAATCCTAATGCTTGATTATAATCTTTTTCTGATTTGATTAGATTGATATCTAACCCTAAAGGTTTCATTCTTGTTTCTAAAGATTTATATGCAGCTTCCACCGCCTCTCTAGAGGCCATAACACCTCCTCGTTTAAACAATTGTTTTTTTATTATTTGTTCTACGACTTTATTCATTAATAGTAATTCCTTTTACGTTCGCCAACTTTTTCGTCGACATAATCTTCAGGGTGACCGATCAGACCGCCCTGTCTGAATCGCATGA